GACCGACAGAAAGTCCAAGTTCCACCGGTTGCGAAAGACAACCGCTTCGGCGGCTGCGGCAGCAGGGCTCGATCCATCGATGCTTTTGGATCATACCGACAGGCGAACAACCGCGAATTACCTCGATCCGCGAATAGCGGTCGACCGGTCGGCAAACGAATTGATGGCTAGGTATTTGCGTGGCGATTTGACGCGACCGCCGAAGAAGGATGCCGGGTAAAAACCGGGTATTGACCGGGTATTCCGGGCATTCGCGCCCCGTTTTCTTGCTAGCCCGGCCCTGCTTGGGTAGCCTATTTGGGCGGTTTTTGGCGGTTTAGGCGGATGGAGGCTGCTATGTGGACGATCTTTTATCGCGTCGTCGTGTTCTTGGGTTACTTGCTGCTGTTATGGTTTGTTGGCTGCCTGGCCGTTGTACTGCTGACCGGCCCGAATGGACCTGATTTCATATCGATCTTGGTTGCGGTCGTGGTTTGCGGCGGATTGGCAAGCCACGGCGCGTGGTATTTGTTCTATTACGTGCCGTACTTGTCATCGCTTGAAAAGGAAGCGGAGAAAAAAGACTAATGTCCGCATCTGATCCGTTCGGCCGATTCCGCGACATTATCCCCGCTGCGATCGCAACACTCCTCGGCCTGCTTTTCTTGCTGGCTATCAACGCCTTATCGCAACTCTGGCGGCGTGGCGGGTTCTAGAATCTGCCCCAGGTCGTGCCTCGACAGAATGAGCGTCCAGGGCTTGGTCGATTTGTACACCTGGTGGTGCGGCATGCACTTGATCATCTGGTCGTAGCCCATTGGTTCCCACCAAACAGGTTCCGCGTCGTGAACGATAATCAAGTCGGTCTTGCCTGCCAAAAGCCGAACCCACTCAAGACGAAGTTCGTGTTCTGCCGAATCGATGAACGCGAATCCGTATCGCTCGCGCTGCACCCATTGGGCGACCGTCTGAACGCCCGGATACCAATGCCGCACGTGATCGGCCCAGGCCTCTTCGGTCTCGATCGACTGCCCACCGAGCGATTGGATCAGGGCGGTTGAGTAGAACCCGCTGCCGATCTCAATCGGTGGCCCGTCGTCGCGGTTGTAATGCTGGGCGGCCCAGGCGAGGATCGGAAGGTGCGAAGCGTATCCGTCGATCTTCATAGGTACTTCTCCAACGCCTCAATCGTCCGCTGCGGGCTGTAATGCTGCTCGATGTATTGCCTGGCGTAGGTCGTATCTTGGCCGTACGATTCCACGATGGCCTTGGCCCATTGCTTGGGCGAATCCTCGAGCGAGAGCGTTCTGGCGAGGCCTGGCGTGGCTGCGATCCCATACGGACCGGAGACCACCGGAACGCCCGCGAGCATCGCCTCGGCAATCGATAACCCGAAGCCTTCCTGGTCTGCAGTCGAAAGGAATACGCTCGACGCGGCTAGCCAATCGGCGGGATGATCCCACGGACCAACGTACGAGATCCGGTCGTGCAGCTTTGCCCGAAGTTGCTCCTGGCAGTTTCCGCCACCCGCCATCACCATCAGCCAATCGCGCGGCAAATACCGGGCGACCTCGACCGCAAAGAGCGGGTTCTTTTCCATCGATACGCGGTGCATCCAGGTACAAATCTTTTTGTGCCTGCACAAACTAAATTGTGCCCGGACGCTTACCTTTGGACTTAATGCCCGCGATGGATCCACCGGATTCGGAATCAGCACCCCGCCGAGTTCTTTGGCTACTTCGGGGTGAACGCACAAAAGGACGTCCGCATCCTTAAGTTGCTCCCGCGCAACCGACATCGCCCAAGGCGACCTGGTGTCGCCGTGGTGCATCGCTATAACGCGATTTGGCCGATTGTCCTGCCAGATGGCCTGCATATCGGACAAGCCCCAGACAACGAGCGTATCGGCGGCGTGAGCAAGCTGGCGGGCAGCATCTAGGCCGGTGCGAAAAGGACACCGCAAGAGCCCGTCGTTGCCATGGGTATCGCCAACCACCACCACTCCGGCAACGCGATGATTCTTGAGCCTGGGCAAGATCGACCGGTGCCAAGATTCGACGCCACCGACCCGCATGTAGGCGGCAAGAACAAAGCCGACCTTCGGCCTTGGATCGTCGCACAAAAACGGGTTTGATTCCCGCTCGGAATAGATCGCTATCCATTCGCGCCACTGGTCGCGGTTCCAATTGCGTGAATCTTTAGGCGGAAGAATTCCCGCCGCGATTAGCTTTGGCGGAATCGCCTCAATACTACCTCGCTTCATGCTGCTCCTATGGAGTAATCACGTCAGGCCCACCGCCGCCCGAACCGGGAGCGGTTCCACCGCCGCCGCTGCTAGTACCGTTCGCTGCTCCACTGGCATCGGCGGTCTGATACCAAAATGCATCTTGCGACAAACGAATCACTGTCAAAACAGCGTTGTAAGCGATGAATGGACGCGTGCCAGTGTTCTTGACCTTGATCTGGCAAAGCTCCTCAATGGGCGTTTCTTCGTCCCATAGTTGACTTGGAAACTGCACGAGGCCTGATGGCGCAATATGCTCGCGTCCAGATTTTGCCGTGAGGTATCCAGTGTCTTGATTGATCAACGCTTTTCGAGATCCGTTGAGGTAGTAATTACTTCCGGGAGTGAAGAACACCACTGGAGAATCGTTCACCATAATTGATGCCTGAAGAATCGTATCGTGGTCGCTGACGCTGGTCGTTGTTGCCTCGATCGATGCGTGCATCGAAACATAGTAATTTCCTGGTCCTGGAAGGTAGATCGCTTCTGACCCGCGAGAATTACGATCAACTCCTTCTTCGATGTACACCGCCCGATCTGTTCCGGCAACGTGAGACCAAGTGAAATATTCTCCCGCCGCGACTGTTCCTTCGTCGTCTTGAGTATCTAAACGACTAAAGCGATACCCGCCGTGTTCTTGCGATGGAAATCGATTGACTCCAAACACACCGTAAGCCATGTGCTGCGAGTTGGCTCCGCCGATGTAGCGGCTATTGGCTCCCTCGCTTCGCACCAGCGCATTTGATCCGAGCCAGCAGAGCGGACCACCGTAGGCAACATGCAATTCCCATTTGCCGTTTTTGATGTTGAAGGTTGTGCCCGGACCGAGCCCGGTTAAGCCTTCGGTCGAGAACAAGCACGTTGTCGGGTATTCCATAAACCCAAAACCAAACTGCCCAGAAGGAACGGAGGCTGGGCCGTTCACAATCCACAAGCATGGATTGCGTTCAACTTCGTGCGTTGCGTTTGGTCGCGTTACTTGAAAATAAAGCAAATCACCTTTGCTGCCGATTGCGCTCGATTCTCGACCAGCCCCAGGATCGTTTGAGTACCGATCGATCGAGAGGCATCCTACACCGTAAGGCGGCATGGTGTGCGCCGAAATATTCTTGAACCGCACCGGTCGGCGTCGGTCTTGCTCGCTCTGGTATCCCATTACTGCCTCGCCAATTGCTGCCGCTGTGCTTGCTGGCCCGGTGTGAGCTTCTGCTGCTTGGCGACCGCCTGAAGTGTTTCCAGTAGGCGACGCTCCTTGTACGCGGGAGCCAACAGAACTTCCTCGCGGTTACGACTGATTCTTGTCGTGCAGCTTCCATCCGAATTGATCGACCAAGTGACTTGAGATATTGCTCCATCACTGGCGACCGAAAGCAGACCAGGAAATGTTGCCGACACCGATTGCTTCGGCTGGTACTGCTGGGCCACCGTTCCCCAATAGTAGTCAGCCATCTCTTTGCCTTTGGATTCGTCCTTAACCAATACCATTCGGCCCGTTGAGTAATCCTCGTAGTAATTCACCTGAACGTCGTCAAACTTTTCAAACCGCTTTGACCACGTTGGCGGATTGCTTACCCGGCCTGATGCTTGGGGATTTCGCTTGGAGTATTCGTACCGCAGGAATTGATTTGTCTTTTCGTTTCGCACGCCGAACGCGGTCCGAAGTTTGATCTTGGCTGGCACGATTGCGAAAAGAAGCGCACCTTGTTCGTTGTTGTCTTTCTTGTAGCGGTAGACGGGTTCTGAGAACTTCACGATGCCGCGTTCGCTATCAACCGAAAAGCTCTTCGGGTAAAGCGTCTTTGGCTGGTTGGCAAGCCTGCGGTCCGTTCCTTGCTCCGCAGCCTCAACCGCGTCCTCGCGCCCCAAGTAGTCGCCATACACCCAAGGAGGCCGATTGCGTTTTACGTTGTCGTCTTCGTAGGTTTCGACCTGCTCTGAAAACAGCGGAAGCACCCGATCGATCTGTTTGATTTCCTCGTTGGTCGCGGTGACCTTGAACGGGGTCTTGATGCGATACCAACGGTACACCGACTCCTGAGCGTACTTGCGATCGAGGCCTTCTTTGACGTCCACGAATGACTCGATGTCGCCGAATCCTTTTTCAGGTTTGTAGCTTAGTTCGTCGAGCGGTTTGATCTTTCCATCGGTATCCCGACCGACCGCTTCGAGTTCCAGATCTTGCTGATGCCGCGTAACCGCACCAACGATTTTGATCTCCGCAGGCCAATCCGGAGGATCGTAACCGGCCTGAGCTTCGATCGCTCCATTGATCTGCAGATCGCGTCCATTGCCTTTGGTAAACAGGTGGATTCGGTCATCGAGGCCAAGGCATGGCACGACTCCTAGATCGTCGCAGAGCTTCGCCAGCGCTTGCCCTGGTCGCTCGTGGTCCCAATCGATCGCTGGTCGGAGCTTCTCGGTTTCCGCGTTCACTCCGGAAAGATCGTAATTACGTTCTCCGAGAGCATCGAAACAGAGCTTAAGAAGTTCGCTCGGCTTCTTTTCGCGGATCACCGATTCGCCGCGCCGAGTGTTGTACACCCCGGAAACGCTTCCGAAGTTAACCCACCGCCATCGGCGATCGAGAATGGTTAGCCGAAGAACCTGTCGACCTTCCGAATCGATGGTCGGTTCGATCTGGTCGAGCCTGCAAAAACGAAAGCGAAACGCTGTTGAACCGTAAGTCCAAATCAAATCCGAATCACTGCGGAGGTTTGTTTGTGGAGCAGCGCAATCAATAGAACAGACCGAAGGCGAAACGCCCGGTGTGAGCGTCATGCCCGCGGCCAGAATGCCCTCAACATTACCAAACCTTACCAAGCCCTGCGGAGCGCTCACGTTACGCCCTCGCTAGCGTGATGTCTTTACCGATCAAAAGCGTTACATCTTCAACCCCGCATTTAACCAACGCAATTGGGTTGGTGAAGGTGGCCCGCTCGAACGGATCTTCCAGCGTTGCACCGCCGTAGATGTTCGTGTTGGTTACGGTGCAGCCAGCGGCATTTCCGGACAGCGAAAAGATCGCTCCGGTATAGACGTTCAGGGTAGTGATCGTTCCAGAGCCGCGGGCCTCACAAGATCCGCCATCGACATTGAGCGTCGTGATCGTGCTGCTCGTATCGGTGATCAGTGTTCCGGCACGCTGAGTTACGGTGGTAGCTCCCGAGTTCAAAAGCAGTCGACCGCCATGCTTGTTCACGGTGGTTAACGTCGCTCCGGTAATTCGGACCTGGGAATCGTCCTCGACGCTGGTCACATAACCGATCGTGGTTGTAGCGACCACCGGTGCATCGCCCGGTTCTTCGGTTCCGATGCCAACGTTGCCCTTGAGGATTCGCACCACATTGGAAGCGTTGGTTCCGGTAATCGTCAGAGCTTCGGTGTCGTCCTCGCTCGTTCCGGTGTTGAGTACAAGTACGGTCGATGCCACGGCTTCGAGATTGAACTTGAGCCGCGAAGAACCGATGCCATTACCTTGCCCAATTGTGAGCGCAGTAATTCCAGACTTCCATCGACGAGGGCGATACTCGTAGTACAGGCCGTTGTATCGCGGGAGGCCAATTCGACCCAGATAGCTCGCTTCGACCTGAACCACGGCAAGCGTAACCCCGGTCAGGAACTCGAGATTGTAAAGGCAATCAACCGATGAATCGCGGAAGATTACCGTATCGCCTGCGACCGGTGCAGCGGCGGTTGTTGGTGCCGATGGGTTGTACCAGTTGTTAGCCTGCGATGCATCGTTGGGTCCGGTGGCATTGGTCGTTGTTGTCGCGTTCAAGGTTTGTGTCGATGCCGCCGTGAGGCTTGATCCGTCGCCGGTCATAAGCGGCTGATTTGCCGCCGCCAGCGTTCCCTTGAATTCAACAAACCAAGGACCGCCGGGGTTACCGGTGGTGATCGCCTCGCTGACGCCAATGTTTGACAACGCTTCCAATGCGGTTTGAAGCGTCGCCGCCGATGCGTTGTAGGCTACACCGCTCGTGGTTTGCCCGGAGTAAGTGAGCGTAAAGGTTCCGCCCGTTGGGCTACCTTGAATTGCCACGCGTTGGATTTCGTTTTGAGCGACCACCGCCTCTTGAACGGTAACGACATTGATAAACGGATAACCGCCGGTGATCGTAACCGCCATCTTGGAGATGTCGCCTTCTGCCGCCGTAAAGGTTACCTTGACCAACGAGCCCGTATAAACATCGGTTGCGGTAACTGTCGTAATACCGGATAGAGCATCAAGTGCTGTCTTGATGTCTGCCGCGAGAGCAGTCGTGATACTTCCGGAAGTCTCTCCATCGATCGTGAGAGTGTAAGAAGTGAATCCGCCCAAGAACTGAATGTACTGGATCTCTTGCGGAACGCTACCTTCGGTCGCGGTATAAACACCGCTGCCATAGGTGATCGTTCCTGCGTTGTCTTGGGTATCAATCGTGATCGTATCCGGTTCCCACGTCGCCGAAATGAAAGTGATTTCCCAGGTCGGTGTATTACCGTCGAGATAGTAGCTTGTATCAACCCAGATCCCGATCGAGAGCATTGCTGCCGCGATTTCCGCGACCGTCGCATTGGACGAAACAAACGGCATGAGCTTTGTTTCGCCAGTGGTCATCAGCATTCGCAGCCGCCAGCCATCAGTCGAGGTGGTATCGGTTTTGGTGATCGTCCAACGAAACGCTCCGCCGCCTTGGCTGCCCTGAACCACTCGAATGATGTCCGAAGCACTGCCGGTCAAGCTCGACGTATTGGCGATCATACGGGCGACCTGCGTCGAAGCGAACGCCTGCTTGAACTCCACATCGTAATAGTCGCCAGCGGTTCCGGTAACGGTCACATCGCCGACCGCGATATTCGAAAGGGCTTCGAGAGCCGAAGTGATCGTTGCGGTCGATGCGTTGTAGGCGAAGCTCGATGTTGTATTTCCTTCGAACGTCAAGTTCAGCGTACCGCCCGCACCGGCAGGAATCTTGATTCGCTGAATTTCGTTCTTTGCGGCTTTAGCCTCTTGTACCGTAGTGATCAAAAGTGTCATCGCACCGTCAGCAACCGACGCTGAAACAGTGAATGGCTTTCCATCGGTCGGGCCAGTGATTCGAAGGAAGGTCGTGTTGCCATTAGAATCGGTTCCCGCGCTGGCGGATACCTCGGCCCATTCAGGTTCATCGTTGTTGTATTGTCCGATCGCTGAGACAAACGCGGAAACGATCGCAGCAACGCAACTTGGTTGGTCGGCGGAATTGAGCGACTGCGATGCGGTTACGGTGATGTCTTTGCGGTTAATCGTGAGCGTAAAAGTATCGCCCGGTTCGATGTTGGCCGGTGTGACCGATGTTACTTGCGGAACAGCCTTTGCCGCTCCTCGCCAGATTTGAGTTGCCATCGATTATCGTCCCCACGTATTAGGCTGGCCGTAGAGTGGAAAAGCACTCTCAAAGCGGTATGTCCACGAGGTAGTTAAGTCTTGCAATGTATCGCCGATCAGTTTCCCGGAATCGATTTCGTAGTCGCCGGAATCCACCACAGCGCTCGGCCAGATCGGATTGGCTCTGGAAGGCCTGCGAAATAGCCCCACGGCTCGCCCAGATTGCGTCACAGTGAAGGTCGTGAATCGTTTGACTAGTTGTTTGACCGGTGGCGTATCGATCGTTTCCAGGTGCTTATATCGTGGACCGCCGCCGGAGAATCGAAGCGTCTCGCTGAAAGAGCGAAGCGCGCCGAGTTGCTCGACGATCGGGATCTCTGCTTCGACCGTTGCGGTGTAATCCAAATAGTTCACGTGCGATGCGTTGCGGTTGCTTGGTAGCCCAGGCGGGACGGTGACCCGAACCCCGTTGATAGTCTTGTCTGGGAATAACGATACGATCGACGCACCGCTGCCGATGTTGATCGCAAAGGCCTGATTCGGTTTGCGGTAGGCAACCAGAAGTGATTTGAGCTTCGCCTCAACTTCGGACGTGCTTTCACCTTCGAGGCGGCCTTGGATCTGAACCGTCCATCGCTCGGCGTAAGTATCCAATCGCTCCGTCTGGATCGCTTGGCGTGAAATGGAATACTCCACCTCGCCGGGCTGATGCTGATAATTTCCGTATGAACAGTAGATCTGAAAAGGCGAGGCCATTTATCGACCTCCTGACGATTGAATGCGGGCTTCGGAATTGCGAGCGTTTGCGCGAGCGTTGTCGCGGATCTGGCCTTCGAATCGCTGCTGGAAGGTGGCGATTAGTTGCTTGTCGCGCCGATCGAGAGCTTCGTTGAGCGAAGCGACCGCTTGGTTGATAAGCGTCGTGTCGTCGCGCTGAACTTCGACAAGCAGTTTCCTTTCGTCTTGGAGACGAACCTCGATTTGTTTTCGTTGTCGCTCGGATGATCCAAGCGCGGCCTGCTCTTCGGCTCCGAAAAACTGATCAAAGCCAGCGGCATTGGCGTCTTGAATATCTCCGAAGCGAGCCATTTCGTTTGTGCTCGACAAGCCAACGCCACGCAGCTTAGCGCGTTCGCTGCGAGTAAGCGATGCCGAGCCTTCTGCGTCGGCCTTGGTCTTGATCGCAATGAGTTCCTGTTGCTCGGCTTTGGAAAGCTGGCCGAAGCGTTCCTTCGCAGTAAGCAACGAATTCTGCTCTGCACCGATCCGCTGCTTAACGAGGTCTAATTCCTTCTCGGATGACTGAACGCGTTCTTGTGCGTCTTTCTTACGCTCGTCTGCGATCTGTCGTCGGATAGTTAGTTGCTCGCCCAAAGCAGATGTTTCGAGTTGTCCTAATCGTGCAATGCGTTCTGAAAACGCCTGCTGCTCGATGTCGTTCCGGGCGACCTCGCTGGATTGTGCCGCGATCTCCTCGGCAATCATCCGGCGCTTTTCGAGAATGCTGTTCAGCTTTTCGGCGGAAGTTGAAGCCGATCCGATGCGATCGTTTGCACCACCAACACGAGCGCCGAAGATATCGTCGGCCATTCCAACGCGGGCTGTCGTCATCCCGCGAACGGATTCTTCCATGTCGTACTGCGTATTAAATCGACCTTGAGCCCTTCCTAGATTGTTGCGCGATACTCGCTCGCGGGCTGTGTCTGATATGATCCCCCAGTTGATTCCGGCAAGGCTGTCGTTGACAGAATCGGAAGTGAAACTGTTGAAGTAATTGCTGTACCCTCGTGCGTCTGATGCGATCCCGATCGCGGTTCCGCCGATCGCTAATCCTACACCAAGAGGTGAAGCGAAACGCCCAAGGCCTGCTAGGCCGCCTGCTCCGCCTACAGACGACGCGCCGCCCGACGCGGCCCTCGCTGCACCGAGCCTAGCCTCGGCACCGATCTCCGCGTTGATTAACGCGATGTTGCGTGAGCGAGCCGCCTGTTCTGCGGCTGCGGTTGCAACCACGATCGCCCGATAGCCCTCAACCGCTTTGCTAACCGCTTGCCACGTTTTGACACCGCCGACAACCAGATCAAACGTACCTTGAACAACGACGAGCCCCTTGAGCAGCTTCTCGGTATTCTCCTCGCCGATCAAACCAAGCGCAGCAAACCCGCGACCAAAGCGGGCAACGCTTTCAGTGCCCTCAAAGAACGCCGATTTGATCGCTTCTTTCCCGCGTACTTGCTGGGCGGTGTAAGCCTCGTAGGCCTTCGCAAGGTCGTTGATCTTGCGCTCTTCGTCCTTCATGTATTGGACGCGCATCCGCCAGATCTCTTTGGCGTTTTGCTCCGCATCGCGGCGGCGGCGCTGCTCTTCGCGGGCGGTCGCTTCGGTCTTTTTACGTTCCGCCTCTTCGACCGTTTGTACTCGCTCCTTTGCGGCCTGCTTTTCCGCTGCAACAACAGCCTTACCAAACGCCTGGGCCTGCGCACCGTTGGCGCTGTCCTGGAGAATCTTAAGGCGATAGGTTACGGTTCGTTCGGCCATTAGTGTTTCAGTCGCTGGAGGACGCTCAGGAGAACTTCGTTTTGGGCGGCGTGCTGCTCCGCTCGATCATGGCGACGCAGCAGTGAATCGATAATGCTCAAGTGCTTTTGGAGTAATCCGTCGTCGGCCTCCTCGGGGTTTAGTGCTCGGCCAAACGTTCCTCTGGATCGCATGTACAGCCGAAAGGTTTTGACGTTGGGTAACGTCAATTTCAACTGCTCGGCCCGCTCGGGTGATTGCTTTGGACATTGGTTGCAAGGCGGCGGTTGCTTTTCGGTTCGCTCTTGCGGCTTACCTCCTCGCATGCAAGGCTTGCACGTTTTGATGTCGTACACATAGCGTTTGCAATCGTTGCAATCGAGGGCTGCGTGCTGCGGGTGCTCCAGCAACAACGACAGCCCGTCAATTAGTTTTTTTCTGCTGCGGTCTCCCTTGCCAATCCGGGCAACTGGCCCGCCACTTCAGCCTCAAGATCCTTGATGTAATCGCTCGCCTCTTCCGGCGTGGCGGTTTCCTCGATGTCCGAAGGTTCAAGGCCTGCGATCACGCGATAGAGCCGATGCAAGAGCTTGTAAGGAAGTCTTCGCACCGATTCGAACGCGATCTCGACAGGCTTTTCACTCGAGTCGATTTCGCTCCACGAGACAAGCTGCTTCGTAACAGCGCTAGCAACCAGATGTAATCCGGTTGCGGCGCTCTTGGCCTTCTCGCTGGACTCCTGGATCGCTTCGACCTGCTCTGCCAAAAGCGGTCGATAGCTGCCGCTCAAACCTTCGTGGATGCCCTCCATCGGTGCGATGAAAAACGTGCGGGTGTAACCGTCGCGGATAATGTTGCGAGTCAAAACAGCCTCCGAAATCAAAACTAAACCTTGGTGAACTTGCACTCCGAGTTGGTTCCGTTATGGAACGACTGGTAAGCAAGCGGGAGCTTCAATTCATCCCGCCCAGGGATATCGACGCCCACCGCGGGAGCCTTTAGGTTTCCAAATGCGATCGTGTAGGTCGTGGTTCCATCTGTGATTGCCAGCGAACCGGCATAGCCAGTTACAGCGACATCGTAAAGCGCGTTGGAGTCACCGAACATCAAAGAGGTTTCGAGGGTTACGATTCGGTCTTTGGGAACGATCGCGGTACGGGTCAACGAGTTGAGAAAACGATCTCCATCGAGCATGTTGTCGATGGTAAGTCGAAATCGTTCTGGTTGATAGGCAACGCTATTGAGCGTTAGGGTGATCCCAGAGAACACAAAGAAGTTATCCGTAGGGATGGACAAGGTTGGAAACGTACCGGAGTTGCCTTCGGTCTCGGTTTGGCCGACAAGAGACAAGGTCCAGACTAGCGGCTGTCCTGGTGATCCCTCGATAACGCAACGGTTCACATAGCATCCAGCATAGGTATAAACCTTTTGAACCTTGTCGATGCAGACAAAACGACCAGTGAGCGCATTGGCTACGTCAGTCACTCCGCCGGATGTGGTCCCGCCCAAGATCCAAGGCAAAAGCAAATCGATCTCAGTAACGCTTGGGTTCATCACGATGTCGCCAGAAATGTCTTGGCGAACCTCGCGAGCGCGATAACTGAACCGCGATCGCGATCCTCGAACGCCCTCGCCGTAAGCAAACGTTTCTTGCTTTTTCAGTGTCGAGGACAAGAACTCGAACCGGGCGGTAACCGGATCAGCGGTATGGATACCAAGTTGAGCGGCATAGCCTTGTACGGGAGCCATTGCTTAGCTTCCTTCTCTTGCAAAACAGCGGGCAGTGAATGAGGTCATGTCGTATTGGTTGCGGAAGGCGTTTTCATCGAGCACGATACGCGGCTCGATCGCGACGCGCCACACTCCCGCCGAGTTGATGCGGATCTCACGCAAAGCGTCCATCGCCTTCTGTCGCCAGTAGGTGAGTTGGTCGAGTTGCGTTTCGCTTTTGTTGTTGCGGTCGGTCTTTTGAAAAATCAGGATTCCGACACCGTAGCCCACATCGTCTCGCCTGGTTGTGGCAAGGGTGCGGGTATCCTCGACCGGAACGATAAAAATGCCTGGTCCGGTTTCCTCAGTGACGTTCCAAGGATTCTTTCGGATCATCATCTTGGCATCGGTGATCTTGTAGTCAGCGGACGAGCTTGTACCGATAGCCGCCTGCAAAAGCGATTGAATCTGGGTTGCGATCGCCATCCACGCGGAGTAGGTCATTTGACGTCCTCCAATCGCTTCAGGCCTGCCTCGGCGATTTGGTCGTCGATCACCTGGAGGCTCTTCTCGGGTGCGCCCATGTACTCGCGCTGCGGCATTCGGCTTGAGCCGTAGTTATGAACGCCCGCGTAAGGCACGCCCGATACTCCAAGCACCAACTGCTGCGGCTCAACGATGGTCAGGCTTCCGCCGCCACCGGTCGCCGCTTCCATCAATCGCATCGTATCGATCAAGAGCGGGTGGCCATCGCCGACCACCTTACGAGGCGGCCACGATCCACCTTCGGGATTGGACGATTTAGCAAAGTTCTCCCAAACGCCATCGAGGACGGTGTTGCGAATTACTCCTGAAAGCTCGGGAGTAAAATCTGCACTTTCAAGCATGCGAGAGAGTCGTGAAGCATGCGCGGAGAACTCTTCGAATTGAATTTCATCGCTCATGATTTATGCCTCCCTTCTGCATTGCAGCCGCATTTGAGCCCCATCAGGACGACGCGAGAGAACACCGATAATCGTGTAATCCACGCCACCGACCGTAAGCACTCCGTTGATACGCGGCTCGACGTCGAGCGTTTCGAGCCAGATCGTAATCGGTACGTCCCTGGGTGAAACGCCGAAGCCGCCTGCGTAATCGCTTCGCGTGAACGAGCCGATGCGAATCTTGACGCTGCCATAGGCGGGAGTCGTTGCGTCTGGCAAAGTGTACTGAGCATTGTCGACGCCCTCGACGTGCTGCCAGTCGCCGGAATAATCCACGGAGTACACTGCCACGGCTTATGTCCATTCCTGGGTCTCGTAGACACCGAAATCGCCAGCATCCGCCGACGCTTCAATCTCAAGAAGTCCAATCGTCTCAGTGAGATCCTTGAACTCCTTGAGCAAGCTCTCGCGATAACCGACATGATCAATCGACAACCCGTCGCCGTTGCTGTTGGGCTTGCCGCCCGCCTTGGCACTAGACATTGCCGCAAGCTCTGCCGCAACGTTAGCGCGGCGCGTCTTAAGGTTTGCCAGTATGGTTGCCGATGAGGTGTCGGTCATAGCTAATCCTGAACCAGCACAACGTCGAATTGCAGCTTATGAATCGTGTCGCGTTCGATGCCTTGAGCTTCGATCAGTAAAGCGATCGCGCTTGGTTCATCGACCGCGTCAACTTGAATTGGCGGATCTTCTTTGCCGCGAACGCTCACAAGAAATCGCTTCAACGGTGTTGGCTTGGCGAAGTCTTTGATGTACCGGGCTGGGTCGATGTCGTCGACCGTTTTATTGTTGGCCTTGGCGTACTCTTCGATCTCTTTTCGAAGGTCGCTTGGACGGAAGATCGATGGAACGGGCGTTGCGGCTTCTGCAACTTCTGCAACTGAAGGTTCAACAACTGCTTCATCTACGCTCGACATAACAGCCTCACTAAACTCAGTAACGAAACAAAAAACGCCCGCCCACGAATCGCTAGCTTCGCAAGCGGGCGCTGGTAGCGAATGGCACGTCTGCGACTATGCCGTATTGCGTACAACTGCTCGTGGCTCTAGGCAGGCCACGGTTCCTCGTTCCGAAGCCTTGAACTGCGAAACAATGTCGCGTTCAAATTCGGCCTGCGAGTTGACGGGAGCCTGAACCACTTGGATCGGCCAGTTTTCCATGTAAGCGAATGCTTGCTTGAAATCGCCCATGTACCAACTCGTCGAAGAACCGGATCGGCTCTTGACGTATGGGCTGGACAGCACTTCAAAATTGCCAGGAAGCGGCGATGCCGAATAGGTATTGGTGTTGGTACTCGTCGTTTGGCGAACCGTGGTTGCGGTCAGCAATCGACGAGCGGTCATCACCAAAGCACCCGGAACAAGCACCTGATAACCATTGAGCACGATCGGCTCGCCGGTGTTCGGATCGGTCAGATCCTCGAACGCCAATAGCGCGTTTTCGATGTCCGAAAAGTCGGCCAGCGCGTTGGTGGCTACGAGGTTGTCGAAATCGTGGTTGCCGGAGTTATCGCCGTAAGTTGCGATCACGCCGCGGCCCTTGCGGTTGTAGAGGCTCGTCACCCCAACCGCCGCGTCGATGATTCGCTTCTCTTTGTTCATCGCAAGCGTTTCCGCTACCTTGCTGGCGCGGTCGAGAAGCTGACCGGTGCGATCGAAGAAGATCGCTTCTTTGGTCACCTCGACCATGATGCCGCGCTTGGTTGTCTGCGGCGTTTCGACATAGTCTTCGTTCACGCCCGCGCGAGGATACGGTGAGCCTTCCTGGATCGAATCGACGTCATCGCTGAGCATCGAGATACCAGCAATCTTCTCACCCGAAAACGACGTCGAAACAGTTCGGCACAGACTCGAACCGATCAGAGCAGGGCTATTGAACGCCTGCAGAAAGGTCGAGTAAATGATCTGGCCGGTGATGTTCGAAAACGTCGCCGTGTTGATGTTGGATTCGTGCAGGTGAATCCCGCTTTGGAATCCGCCGACCTTGCGAGGATTCCAACTGTTGATGATCTCGCGACCATCCTCAACGAAGTGCTCAAACGTCTCGCGGAGCGAAACGTGCTCGGGCTTGAAATCGCCGCTCTCAAGACCCTTGTGAAAGCTCTCCCAGAACTTGTGCTCGTTCTTTTCTTTCACGCGGGCGCGGAAGTGTCGTGCTTCTTCTTTTGCCACAAACATGGCTTGAAATTCCTTGCGCCTCCGAAAATTGTGACAGTCAAAGTGACAACGAACCGCCGCGCCACATTGCGTGTTTCTTTAAATGCTTACTGCCGGACTTGTTGAGCCCACCAATAATCGAGGTTGAGTGGTTGCTGCGCTGCAGTGCCATTCTTAACTCCGACAACCATTTGCGCTTCGGTTGCAGCGGAGTAAGAAGCCTCGCCGATGTCGTAGACCAGCACGCCATCGATGTAAAACTCGACGCGGCAGCTTGTGCTGCTAATCGGGTAGATATCAATTCGGAGCGTTTGGTACGCAGATCCACCAGCGGTGTAAAGCAACTTGGTTCGGCTGTTTGCCACGGTCAACGGAACGATGGTTTGCGAAGCACCGTTGCTGTAGCAAACACGCCACGTTGTTTCACCGTCGATCTTGTAGAAGATCGCGCCAGAGAAGTTCGCATCCGGGCCAGCACCGTTGTCTTGGAGTGTGTTGGCTGCAACAGCATCCATCACACCAAACAAAATGTTCGCTGCGTTGGTTGCCGCTTCGGTGAACTGGATTCGTGCTTCAACGGTGAGCGGCTTGTTATTGGCAATCAACAAGCACTCTCGAGTGGTCGCCAAGTACGCTTCGTCGTTGTCAGCGATCGTACCGTCAGATGGGTTTAGCTGAACGATGCCGCCGATACCATCAACAAGAGCCGCGGTTCCGGTATCTGTCAAAGTCGCAGCGTACTTTGCTGTTCCGTAGTCAGCGAAATCGTCGAAGAAAATAAAGTTGCGGTACAGCGCCAAAGCGATTGGGTTGAAGTGAATCGAACGCATTTCTCAAAGCTCCCTTAGTGTTTTGTCCTAGCCCCCGGATTTAACCGCCGCGAGCCACTAGCTCCGCATGAACGTATACATGCCGCGTCGTGCAGCCTCGGCTCGCTTTTGAGCTTCTTCTGCGTTTGTTTCTTCTGATTCTCGGATCGACCGAACAGCGGGCTTGCTACCCTTCGCTGGCCGAGGTTCGAATCCTTCGATGAGCTTCACAGCTGCTTCTGCAGAAGGTGCTGCATCGATCAATTCGCGTTGCTTCGATGTCAGATCGGCACGCGAAACGCCGAACGATTCGAGGCTTTCTCGGATCGCATCGCGGCGAGCGATCTTTTCGACCTGATCCTTCAGGGCGTTAAAGCTCTCGGCCATCGGTGCGTCGGCGCTGGTATCGGTTTCGGTTGTTGCCGCTTCGGCCTTAGCCAGTAGGTCGGCTTGGACGCCAAGGATCTGCTTGATCTTCTTTAGCTTGCCAGCGTCGTCGAGAGATTCGTCGTCGACGACAGCAATGATCATCGCCTTTAACGCGGCTTTGACCTGATCGTCCGGACCTGCCTCATCGCTCATTTCCGGCATAGGCATTTCCGCCATAGCGGCCATCGAGTCATCTTCGAAAAGCTTGATCAATCGCTGAGCTTTTGCGTTATCGGTGAGGGCTGCCAAAGATTCCTTAAGTTGCATGATTGGTCGCTCGCTTTCGAAGAGCCCCTTGTTGGTGGCTGGTACTGAAACGATGTCGATGGAGTTGACGGTATCAAGGCCTTCGACAAGATCCTTGCCGCCCTTGCGTGTGACAGACCCGCTCGCGTCATGCGAAAGGCCGAAGGTATTCGGGAAGCGTTCGGCTCGCTCCGCGATCGCCTCTGCCAGCGGGTGTGATTTGATGTAATGCAAATCGGCGTACACTCCATCCGATTCAACGCGAGTCGATTTGATCACGCCAAAACCGTCTGAAATGGGCCGTTCGCCTTTGTACTGGTGATTCAAGTTAACGCGATTTCCCTCATAGAGCCTCGCGGCATCTGCGAGAGCAGAATCGGTGTACTCGCGATTGTTTCGAGAAACGCGGCCAAGGCATTTCACGCCCGAGATAACGCCTGCTTCGCGGTCAACCTGAAGCGTAGTACTCGCGGTTGACTCGTGCAGGGACGTTCGTTTTTTGGTGGCCGTCTTATTCATGTCGCACGTTGTCGAAAAGAATTCTGTTCAATGTCAAGAGTTTGCAGCCAAGTTTTTTGCAATCGGTGCCCACAAAAGCCAGCATCGGCAGTTCGGATGTGCGGGCGGTCCGTTAATGTATTCCTCGGGCCAGCGGTCGGCGGTTGTATTGTGCAGCGGCGAGCAGATTGGGCAAACGCTCGCGTCGCGTTCTGTCTGCCACAACGCAACAACGTTTCCGGTATTTAGGATCGGCGGTCCATCGACACTCGATGCGTCTCCACCGGAGGACAAACGAGCCGCGAGGATCTCCGCCTGCGTGATCGTGCGAGTGATCTCGGTTGCGGCAATGATCCCCGCTCGGGAACGGGCGAAGGTTCTATCCGGATTGATTCCCGACTGAAGCTCGCGCGAGATGCTGGAAGCAAGCCCGGTGGCGATGTTGCGAGATTGATACTGCGACCACTGCGAAGAGAATTGCGAAGCCTTCGAATCGTCATCGAGCATCATTAAAAAGACGACTGCAAAAGCGGTTTGGATCTCGGGGATAATCTTGCTTGCAGTCTCCTCTGTCCATTCGTTCCAAGAAAACACGCGGCCCGATTCGAACGATTGCTGTGCCTTAGCAATCTGCGGCGCAAGGGCATCAGCCAAACCGGATTCAAACTTTCGGCGGTCTTCTGGGTCTGCCATTTAGCTTCCCAATCCAGCTTGTCGAATATTCAAACGAATCTCCGAAAGAGATTTCTTGGTGCTGGCGATCCGTAACGCCACAAAAACGTTATCGGTCACCAGTGCCATCGTCGCGGCATTGGGCGTGAAGGTCCAATCGTTGTTGCTTGCTCCGCTGATCGTCGCGGTTGTCGTGAGCAGATTGGTTCGGACGTTAGGAAGTTCTGGGTTCTCAATGTAATCGGCGACAACCTCAAGAGTTCCTTGCGCAGTCAGGTCGACCGCTGTTCCGTTACTATCCACCACGCCATAAACCGTAATCGGAGAAACATCGCCAACCGCTCTCGGATAAGTAACGCCAACAACGTCGGAAGGCATCGGAGAGGTAATGGGCGAAACAACAACAGAAGTGCCGCCGGGAGTTCCTGGATCATCAACGACGTAACTAATGGCGGTATTCAGCGTCCCTTGGTAAACCACCGATCCGGACCTGAGAACATCCGCTCGATATTTACCAGACAAACTTTCGGCAACCGTTGCAGTGAAGCAACCAGTTGTTGTTTCGGTAAGCGTATCGCCTCCTGTATTGGTGATCGCGCCTCCAGCGAGCGGAAACAACTCAATCGTCAAACCGGTTTGACCAGCGAAGAGACGCAGTTGTGCAGTTACGGTCGGCATGGGTTACTCCATTAGGTCGGCGGAATGAGATCAAACATTGTCTGAGGCCAAGCCGCGTTCATTGCATCAAGTACTTGCTGCTTAGTCGCGCCGGAATCGTATAGGTCACACAATGCCTTCTCGACCGCGAAGCAGGCCTCGACGTACCACGCCGCACATTCGGCCAAACGCGCTACCGTTGTCATGTTTAGTACGTGCGTCTCGGTCGTGCCCTTCGGCTTGTAGTTGATCGTTAGGTTCGGCTTGAAGATTGCGTTGAACTGCATAGCCAGAATCGTGCCGCGTTCGATGCGTTCAGTTGGAACGAAGTAAGGCCCGACCATGATGCCTTGCTCCTCGCGTCGCCATCGCTCCTCTGCAATCTTCGCCTTCAGGTCTGCGATGTAGTACGACGACATGCCCGACGCCGTGGTTTCGTCCACCACCGTATACCCGTCTGGCGGTGTGTACTGCTCGATGTTCGCGACCTCGACGTAGTCGTAGACCGACCCATCCTTGACCAATCCGAATCGACTCACGGTATCACTCCGATCAAGCAAAACCCATCGCCGCCCTTGCCACCCGCGCCGCCCGTCAACCCGGACCCGCCACCACCGCCGCCAGAACCGTACGCGCCATCGCCGCCACGCCCACCGGTTAGACCGAAGTTCGCTCCGCCGCCGGTTCCACCTGTGCCGAAGAACCAACGCGGGAGCCACAATCCGTTCGGTCCGTTGCCACCGCCAACCGATCCGCCCGTAAGCGTCTCGTGCAAGTTCAACGCCGCATTTTGACCGCCGCCCGCAAAGTTTGTCGGGACGGAGTTCTGACCGCCACCACCCGCACCACCTCGCGTATGGCGGTTGTTTGCCGGAGCATTCGACGACGTTCCCGATGCACCAAGCCCGCCCGCTACTCCGCTGCCGTTAACGAATCCTCGCTGCATACAATGCAGATTGAATATCTGCAAATTACCAATCGCCGCCGCACCGCCCGCCGTTCCTGCTGACGTACTTCCACCGCCACCGCCACCGCCGCCCGTTGGTATCTGAATGATGTTGACCGTCCCGCCGGATCGGTCGAGATATATTCTAGCGGACCCACCTACTGCACCAGCGAGCGTCGCCGCACCACCCGCACCACCTGCACCAGGCGAGATAATGAACGAAGGCGGAAGCATAGTCGCTACGAACAAGCTGACATACGTGCCGCCCGGACCACCGCCGCCGCCACCGCCTCGCGATACCGTGTTATCTCCTGACGCACCACCACCGCCACCGCCGCCCGGACCCTGCAACGTGATCCAAACATAGGACGCCCATTTCGGCACGTTGTAGGCTACCGTCACATTGCCCGCGATGAACTGGAAGTTGCGAAGTTGCTTGCGATTTATTGTGTGCATTACGACACCCACACCCAAAGCGCACCATCGCCGCCCTTACCGCCGGAGCCGCCTGGGTTGCCAGATCCACCGCCGCCGCCACCGCAACCTAATGCACCCTCGCCACCACTGACGCCAGTGCCCGCACGAACCGACGCGCCGCCCATCCCCGGATGATAAAAATTCCACATCGGAAAGTAAAAGCCACCGGGAACGTTGACGCCGTTCGGGAAGAACAATCCGGAGTTGCCAGCCGACTCGACGCCGCCACTGAAGTCTGCCGCCGCACCTTGACCACCGCCACCAGAACCCGGAGCGAAGTGCGGGTTGCTGTTGTTGTGGCCGGTGTTGCTTCCTGCCGATCCAAGCCCGCCAGCCGATCCCGCAGCACCGGTCATAAAGCGATGGCATAGCGTTTGACTGAACAACGAAAACTCGGCTATTGCTGCCGGTGCACCACCCGTCGTACCCGCTAGCGTTGACGTCCCTGCGTTGCCCGCTGGACCGCCCGCCGCCGCCACGAGGTCTGTCGTGTTGCTCGTGCCGATAGGACGAAAGAACACTCGGCACGTAGCACCCGCCGATCCGTTGCCCGCTGGCGGGCCACCGTTGCCGCCCGCTCCCGGAGTGACGTTCATCGACGAAGGAAACATCCGAGCCAAGCCGCATATCACAAACGAGTTCGCTGTCGATCCACCTGCACCACCACCACGATTCGTCGCCGCGTCCACGCCGGAGAATCCGCCGCCGCCACCTCCTGCTCCGCCGATGCCGACGAGCCACACCATCTCGGCCCATTTCGGAATATGGAACGAGTACGTGCCCGCGCCGCCGGTATAGAGCCCGATGAAACGTAGCTTGCGTTGGTTCATCGCGGTCAGCATTAAATGACTCCGATGAAAACGTAACCGTCGCCGCCAGTGCCGCCACGACCACCGGTTAAACCTGATCCACCGCCACCGCCGCCGCTACCCGGTCCTCCGTTGCCGCCACGCCCGCCCGTCGCACCGTGGTTTGATCCGCCACCCGTTCCGCCCATCGCTATCTTGTAGCGTGCATCCCAAAACCCATCAGCACCATCGCCGCCGCCCGCAAGGCCTCCCGGTATGTTTACCGCGCTATCCTTGAACGTAGTGTTCAAAGAAAACGCATTCGCCCCGCCAGCGAAGTTTGCAGGCGTCAGCGAGTGACCACCGCCGCCAGCCCCGCCGAACGCATGTCTCGCGTTGCCAGATCCGGAGGCGTTAGCACCGACCGCACCCGAGCCTCCAGCATGACCGCCGCCGATATTGTTCGTTCGACCAAGCGAGAACGGACCAAGCAACTCCATGAAGGTCGGAACCGTTGGCGCGCCCGCCGCACCGCCAGTACCGGTTCCAGGATTGCCGCCGTTGATCGTCATCAGCAACACCGTGCCCGCCGTTAGTGTTCGATACGAGATCGACAACGCGCCGCCAGTGCCCCCCGTAACACCGTTGCCCGCACTTCCACCTGCGCCGCCTGCACCACCAACGCCCGGAATGATGTTGAGCGAAGTTGGAAGTAGGATCGCCGGAACCATAACCGACATAAAACTGCCGGGACCGCCACCGCCGCCGCCGAATCGGTTTGCCGTGGTATCACCACCAACACCACCGCCGCCACCGCCGCCGGGAGATACCGCCGTGATAAAGACGAGCTTCGCCCACCTAGGAACGCGGAACGTGCCGTTACCCGCTCCACCCCAGAACTCAACGTACTTGCGGAATTGCTTGTCGCTGATGAATGACTGCATCGCTTAGTAGTCGCCACCGATTGCCATCACATCATAGCCAGCCGCGACCGCCGTACCGAACAACACGAGCAGTCGATAGCCCGCCGGAATCTGAATGTTCATTGGAATCTCAAACTCGGGCGTCGATCCGTTCGCCGCCGCCGTGGTCGCCGGGAGCGGATATTCGGTCAGCAACGCATTGTTTGCTTGAGTCGCGTTTGTCGATCCATTATTCAAGAACACTCGAATCACGGTCTGGATATTCGTACCGCGAGCCCGAAGGCGGATACGTTCTACGAACGACCCGTTTGCGCCCGCAGTGAAGATCGTGTAGATGTTCGTGCCGATAGTGCCCGACCCGTCGTACACGTTATTTGCGGTCGTGCCGATAGCACTTGCCCAAGCAACGTCTGGTGTAAGCGTAAAGATCGGTGCGGTGTTGGCTGGCATTAGTACGTTACTCCCACAAACATAAGACCAAGCGAGACACCGCCACCACCACCGCCGGTGCCAAGCGGGCCGACCGTTGTACCACTGATCCGAACATACATTCCCGCTGTGGTCGTCCATACGTCGCCGTTTGTCGGCGATGTTGGATCAGTACCATGCGGCAAGCGAAGGCCAGCACCACCCGAAGCCGATGCCGCTGTGATAAGCGGTGTCGAAAACGTCGCGTTGCTGCTGTTAATAATCAACGCATCGGTGACCGCGGAGTTAATACAAACTCGAAGCGAGTGCGCCGTGGTCGTACCGACAACGATGTCGCCACCGTTTGAGGCAAGATAAACCGCGTTGGCAGCATTGAATGAACCCGACCCGGTGAAGCCTGACGAGTTGATTCCGAACTCGCCGAAGCCTGTAGTATCGGTCGAGAGGTTGTTGTTGACGATGAAGTTCGAGCTTGCCGAAGTGCCCGAAGAACTATTCTGCGCCAGCACCTGATTGAATCCGTTGACCGACGACTGCAACTTGACCATTGCGTTCGTTGGCGTAAAGGTCAAAGTTCCCAGGTTGTAAATGGGTGCGGTTAGCTGCGTACCGTCAAACGTGAATCCCGCTGTACCGCTGACCAACGTGCCTGTTGATGCGTAGTATGCAACTTGATTCGCAGTACCGGAATTGAATCCTAACGTTGTCCGAGCAGTGGTTGCAGACGCTTCGGTCAAGAGACCGCGACCGAACGCAGTCGTTACTAGCGCTGCGATGGATGTAAGGTCGGCATCCAGTGGTTGTTTTGCGTCAAGAGTTGTCTGCAGACTTGCTACATCAGAAATCGCGATCGCTAACAGCGTTTTGACCTGGGCTGCCGTAAGAGCGACAGGCGTCGCCGCAGAGCCAGTATTGTTTCCAATAATGGAGTTGGCCGCGAGGTTTGCCATTTTTGCCAGCGTAACCGCACCGCCAGCAATCGTTACAGCGATCGACGTTGCTCCGCTGCCGCTTGCATCACCGGAAAGCGTAACCGTTTGATTGCCGGTGAGGTACGTCGATGTGTCCCACGACAATGTTCCGCTGCCGTTATTGCGAAGCATCCCCGACGCGTTTGCCGGATACGTTGCGGTGGCCCATGCGGTCAATCCAGAGACTGCCGCAGCGTTCAGCGTTTGAAATGTCTTATCGCCGCGCCAGTATTGCGCGGTTGTTCCCGCGGTGATCGTTCCTTCTTTTCCACCGAGAGCGGTATTGAGATCCGTTTGGCTTGCCAGCGTTCCGGAGATCGTTCCCCATGTAGCTCCGCCACTTCCCGCAGAACGACCGATCTGTCCTGACGCATTGATCGTTAGGAATTCGGTTGTTGATGGGAGCGAATTAAGGCCTAGCAGTGGTCCCGCTAGGCCTGCGAGTACACCGGGGATGTATCCCATTAGCCTTCCAAAGCCTCTCTTCGTTTTTCAATATCGGCGGTTACTTCTCGGATCGCTTTATCGAGTTGTTCCAACCGCTGCTTGGCTTCTAGTTCAATCGCCTCGCGCTGCTGTTTCCAAACCTCAATTTGGGCGGTCGCTCGTTCAATGTCTTGTCTTAGGATTTCTTCTTTGGTGACGCTCACTTCTGCCACATACTCCCAATAATCGAAGCAACGCTGAACCCAACAAATAGACCAAGCGAAAACCCAAGGCCGAAACAAAACCCGCTAAGTAGAGGTTCCATGAGTTAGCCCTTGCAGCCAGTACCCAAGAGCGACCATTACGACAGCAGCGAACAGATGAATCAAAATACTCATTGAACAGACTCCCGCTTTCCCGGACCAATAATGTGATTCTTGATCGCGGTCACATCCGTTTGAACGCTATCGATCTTATGACCGACGCCTTGTAGGTCATCGATGATCGCTTTTCGCTTTTCGTCGACGTGCGTTGTTTGCACGCGAATGTTGTCGTTGATCTGCGAAAGCGTATCCGACAAGGTATCCATCGCTCGGTTGGTTGCATCGAGGTGCGCAAACGCTCGGTCGCGTCCAGGCTTTACGATCTCATTCAAAACCCATCTCACGAACCAGCCTGCAGCAACAAGCAGGGTGACCGCGATGAAGTACGACAACCCTCGCTCGAGTGCAACGTTCAGTAGGGAGTCCAAGGATTAGCCTCCGCAACAAGAGCGCCGCAGCAATCGACCGAACAATCGTGGTCGCGCTTTGATTGATCGCGTTACGTGCTTGACCGGTCGCACAAGTACCGACTGCACAACCTTCTTGGTTGCTTGCGGAACCGAGCATTGGCCGTTGACGCAGACGGGAGCGTCCTGAACTGTCAAGGATTCTTTAACAGTTGGAATCGGCTCAACGACTGCTGGCAACGCAACCGCATCGATTGGTGCTGCGGGTGCTTGCGGTGGTATCTGGATCAGGTAAACGCCTAAAGCAAAAACCGTCAGCGCAAAAAAGGTACGCATCGTCAATCCTTTGGTGTGGGTGGTGAAGATTCGCCATCAGTCGATGAACGAATCAAGTAGAAGAAGTGATACTTTATCGTCGTGACAAAGTGTTTTTTCCAAGTCAAGAAGCATCGTCCTTCGTTGCCCCATCGCGGAGCCCAGGAGTTGAACATGTCGAACGCGAATTCGTTTCCGATGATCGTAACGTCATCCACGCCAACAGCGTGATTGCCGACGCCTGTATTACTGGTCCCGGCAATACCGTTTGAATCAAGAGTACTCCACACGTTATTAGCGTGAACAGCAACAACTCCGACAAAGCCTGAAGCCAAACCGCTCGCCAATTCAATTTCTGTCTCCGCGCGATAACATTCCCAGGCCTTGTAATGCCGCATCGTGTCCTTGGCTACCTGCGGAATCTGTGACCAAAGATAGGTCGGCTTCTGTACTAAGGCTTCTGGCGGAACTCCGTTTTCACATATCGCCGACATGCCCTCTTCGAGGCCGCTGCCGTTGTCTCTGCCGCCGCTGATTTGTGCGTACAGCCCAAAGCCCGAAAGCATCACACGCGGCAAGCCACGAAGCACGCGGGCACGAGCGAGAGCATACGCACCCGCAAAGCCATTGCAGGCTCCCATGTTTCCCTGATTGCCGATCCAGTCGACACCAAATCGCTTTCGGCCTGCCTTGCGTTTCGGATCGCTGATGATGTCTTTGATTTGCTCGGGGCTCAACATCGGCCCAGCGTCGGAATAGGCCTTGAAGGTGCTTGTGCGGACCGAAGGCAATTGCAAACCGGTTCCATACTGCACGCCATCGATTTCGATTATCTGATTCATCGTCCAGTTGCCTCCTTCACGAGGCTATCGAGCTTTTCAATTGGCGTCGGCAGCGGGCCAGCGCGAACGACCTTTCCAGCCTTGTCCGTAATCAATACTCCGGGCCGATCCTTAACCTTCTCAACGTACTTGGCCGCTTCTGGAGCATCATCATCGTAGGCTCGCCAATTGAGGCCGCGAGCTTTCAGTCCATCCCAAAAATCAGCGGCAGCAAATACCTTGGCAACCTCGGGTGATCGCTGGGCTGTTTCCTCAACAACGATGATCCACGCACCTTCATCGAGAACAACCGGAGTTGGCACCGGAGTTGGCAACCAATCCGGGAACTGGATCTTGCCTCCGAACAAGATCAGCAAACCGCCAACGATCAAGATTAACGCGGGTGCGTATCTACTCATTTTGCACCCGTCTTGTCGTAGAGACGTTTTCCGGCCAGCCGCAACTCTTGCGTTTCAATCTTGTTGCTTTCAAACGCGGCGATCAACGAATCCAGTTGCGAGTGTGCAACTAGCTTCCAATCCTCCGTTTTGGAGGTTGAAGGCGGCAATTGCTTTGGCCGCGAGATCCACTGATACGCTGCCCAAATCACACCGGCAACCAACAGTAAATATCCAAGTTCAGTCACAGGGACAATCCTCCCCGAAACCAGGAACGTCTGACGATGGAACGATGGACGGGAGACTAACTTGGTTGTCGATCCATTTGTCGATGATCTTGATAATCAACAGAATGATCGCCTCGATCACGATCGGGCTTAGACCGACGCGATTACGCAACCGCTCTCTGGCGATTGCAACAGCAACATCTTTGTTGCCGTTAGATTCGATCCAGGCGTCTCTCGCAATCTCGTAAGCCATTTGGCGTCGATGGAAATCGAGTTCGATCACTTCGGTGGCTCCTGCGACTTTAACCATTGATTTGCCGCGTTGATCAAAGCCGAAAAGATCGGCGTTAATGTGATCAACCAAATCGATTGCGATGACTGCATTTGCGGAATAATCACAGTCGAGGCATAAGCCAACGCACTGCTGCCGACCGCGATCAAAGCACCCTTTAGGATCTTTTGAAGTTGTTCTTTGTTCATCACTTGCCTCTTGAAAAAACGCGGCTAACGGCAAACACAACGGAGGCTCTGCCATGCCTGCCGCTAGCCTGCGGCGGTTGTCTAGGGATATCCGGTCCATTGCTTCCAAACGGATTCGGCCATCTGTGCGGGCTTGGGCGTTGGCGGTGGCGATAGTTCTTGCGCCTTCCGCATGCTCGGCTGATTCTGCTCTTCGGCGTAATCGAGGCCTTCTTTGCTGGCCCACGTTTCTAAGCTCAAGAGCCCCTTGTCGTTGAGCATTTGGCGTCGGGATAGTTCTTGTGCGTCGTTGCCGATCGCGATCTCGTTGCCTTGCGCGGTGACCTCGCAGACCGCAATAAAATCGTCGTAGGTGAAATCCAGCATGCCGACCTGACAAGCGACCTTCACGATACGCAAGCCAATGCGGCGATAAGCCTGCTCGATGCGATATTGCCGCGAACGGGCTGCACGCACAAATGGCGATCCGGCCACGAGCGTCGAGGCATAGTTCGCGTTCGATGCGTCTCCGCTGATCATGTACTCGGGCATCTGCCAGCGAATACCGAGCACGCGGATCGCGGCCTTGAACACCTCGAGGTAAACGCCGGATTGGCTCGAACCCATTGGACCGGCTTGGTACTGCATTCCGTTTGGGATATCGACCACGGTTCCCGGCAAGGCTCGGCGTGAGTTTACCGACCGAACGCCCTTGCTCGTAGTTTGCAAATCGGTTGCATCGGATCGAGCCGAGACGAAGCTGCCGATCTGACCAGGGGTGACTGTTGCGGCATGTTGCCGGATGTAGGCGATCGAGGCCTGCACCGCTGCGCCAACGGTTGTGTTGTTGAGCACCTTCGCCGCTTTGTCGATCGTGTCGGATACCGCCTTAAAGTCACTCAGCCCGCGCTTCACTTGGCTCGGGGTGTTTTGTTTGAAGTGCAGAAGCTCGTCGGTGTTGTACGCTTCCCATTCGGTCGCGCTGGAAACACCGCAAACGAAGTACGCTTTGGGCTGGTTGGTTCGTTCGGGATCGGTTGCGACACCGTATTTCCAATTGAGCGATTGGGCGACGCCTGCATACGATGCGACCTTGGCCGGATCGCCGGGCTCGGTAACACGCGAGGCATCGAGAAGTTCGATGCAAGGCTCGCCTTCGCGAGCACCGATGTAGAGAAACCATTCGCCATCAATCACGAGGTTGTCGAATGCCTCAAACTCGAGATTTCCGTACCAGTTGCAAGCCGAAAGAATCCGCTCGATCGCGGCCTGGGCCTTGCCTGCGTACTCCTTTGCCTCGGGCGATTTGCGGTAGGCCTTGCGTGGTGCGGCCAGAATGTCGACGCCTTCGCCAATCACATAGTTGCGAAGATTCTCGCGGGCGGAAATGGCGACTTCATTGAGCGTCGACAGATACCGAGCATTGCCCCGAATCTCGGCTAGCTCTTGCTCGGTGCGGAAGTGTGGGAAGAAGTCACCGTCGCGGTAATCTTCTACGCGGGCGGTTAGGTACGATTCATTGTAGCCTCCGAAGCTCGGGTCGTCGCTCAGATACCCTCGGGTATCGACCATCGTGGCGGCTTCACGGACGACGCTTTGGATCGTCCGCTGCCAATGTACGCTCTCACGCAAAGACGCAAGTTCAGCCTCGAGCGCGAGCGTTTCCCGCTCGGCCTTGAGTGCCGATAGTTGCTGTCGCTGGCTTGGTTTGCGTGCCACTGGTTGCCCCCTGGTTACTCGTGCGTGGCGGAGTGGAAACCGGGGAGGTGTTCAATGTCAAGACTTTGGAAACGATGCGCGAAGCGTTTTTTGCGGCCAGCAAATCACCGGCATAACGGCGAACCGACGACTCCGAAACGCCACATGCCCTGGCGGTCGCTTGCTCGGTGCGGCCCTCTTTGATCTTCTTGCGAATCGCGGTCACGATGTGCGGCTGTAGTGGCTTCATACCTTCAGAACCTCCGTTTGTAGATTATCGATCTGCGAATCAATCGCTCCTCGGTGGAGCAGTAACCGAATCAAACCTTCGAGCGCATCCGGTCCGTCGTCGTGATCTCCGTTGGGAAAGTCTTTGAGTTGCTTGACCAGCATGCCGCACGACGACCGAAGGAACTTGATTTTGTCTCGCTTCAGATACGGACCGATTCTGGCGATGCGTAGCTCCTTGGCGACAGTGTTCACATCGAGCGACACATCGAACGCCTCAAACTGATTCTCGTCGACGTACCGGGTGAACTCGGGCGCGAGCAGTTCCTGGAATCCGTTCGCCTCCATGCCGAAGCACTGCGGGAGGTACTGCTGGCGAAGGGCGATCGCATCAACCACGATCTGCGACACCGGCCTGCGGGCCAGAGAAGCGTCGACGTACAACGTTCCGTTATGAACACCGCCAAATACGATCGCGGAGTAGTCGCCCTTCTTTGCGTTCTTGCCTTTGCTCGGATCGATGTAGATGCCCGACAAATCGAACTGCGTCGGCATCGAATCGCACCAGATGTCGAGGAAGTATTCCGCGGGCCATTCGTTCTTGCCGTATTGGCCGGGTCGCTGCTGGAAGAGGGCTCCCCACCAATACGCTCCAAGAACCGCCTCGCGTTGCAACAGCGTTTGGCGATCGTAGCGCTGCGGCCAAAGCGGCTCGCCGGGCTCGCGGCCTAACAGGTCGCCACCTTCGGCCAACGCTGGAAGCGACAAAAGGTAAACCGGGCACTTGAGTGAGTGAGCGTTCTTTAGGATGCGGCCTGCTAGGTCGTCCTCGTGCCAGCGGGTTTGAACCACGATACAAACGCCGCCCGGTTCTAGCCGCGTCCATGCGGTCGAGGTAAACCATTCCCATTGCTTGTCGCGGATCTTGTCGGAGATCGCCTCCTCGGCGTTCTTCAGCGGGTCGTCGATGATCAGCAGATGCGCTCCCTTACCGGTGAGACCACCGCCGACGCCCGCCGATACCATACCGCCATCGTGCCCGTCGATCTGCCAATCGGAAACGCTCGACACATCGTGGCGGATGCCCTTGATACCGAAAGCCCAAGCGTACTCGTCAAGAAGGTCGCGTGAATGGCGAGAGAACATCCGGGCCAGCGAATCGGAGTAACTCGCCAATATCACGCGATTGTCTGGGTATCGCCCGCAGTACCAGGCCGGAAGACTGCGCGAGATGAATTGCGACTTACCATGACGCGGCGGAAGCTGCACGATCAGAATGGCGTTCTGCTTGGCCTCGATCAGTTCAACCACCGAGCGGCAGATCTGGGTCAAGTGCTTCGCCGGCTGCCACTTCCCGCGACTGCTCCAGGCTGCGAAGGCTGACGGTGTGGCTGTCGCTCGTGATAGTTCCTCGGCTCTCGCCCGCAAGACCTGGGGATCGAAGCTCGCGGGCAATTGCTCCTGCCAGTTGGTCGAGTCCGTCCGTACCACGCTCCGCTTTACCCTCTTCGATATTGAGTTTATCCGCAGCCACCAGCGCCTTGAACGCTGCAACCCTCGTCCGTGGATTCTTGGCAGTCTTGAAGAGAGCGAGCATTTCCTTGACCAGTTCAAGGCGTTGCTCGGCTTCCATCGGAAATCGGTTGTTGAACGCCATCGCTACTTGCGTTGCCCTCAACCGTTTACCCACCCCAGGAACCCCTAGCGAACCAGTGCAACTACGCTAGAAAACACCGCCGCACTTATCGACAGAAGCACAACCACCAAAGCCGCAATCGTTAACTGATCAACAAGCCACTCGGATCGTGTTAGCGTTGGCGCTGACTCAATCGCGAGTAACCCGAACGCCCTAAGCAATCTCGATCGTGCCTCTTCAGTTGATTTGCACTGCGGAAGCACCGCTTCAATGATCGCGGCCACATCCATACGGATCGTGAAATCATCGATGCGATCCAAAAGCGTTCTCAGTTCAGGCCGTGCAGTTCTGGAATGTATCCACAAGCTCGCTTCACTAGCGATTGCCTCCAGAATCCTCTCAATCGGTTCGGGCTTAGATTGCACTGGTGCGCCTTGCGGGTGAGTTCTAGAGAGGGTGGCGAATTTTTGCCGAGGCTGTCAATATGCAAACCGTTAATTTTACCTCGATTCGCCACGCATTGCATCCAGAACCCCGCCCAAACCGTAGTCAAAGATCACATCTTTCGCGTGCCAAAGCGGTTGTTTTAGCTAGCGTCGCTTGGCAAGGATTTCGAGCTTCTCTGGTGTGCCCGGCATCGCCTCGGTTGGTTGGAAAGAGTCGAGGTTCTCGGGCCGGAAGTCTTTCATGTCCTCCGCTTCTTGGTTCCACTGCCGGACCAGTCGCTTGCGGATCTGTTGCTTATGCTCGGACCGGAGCATCGAGATGGCGACCCACTTACCGAAGCGGCTAGAAGCCATCCGGCCCGTTCGTGATGCGCGGATGATCTTCGCCCGCCCATTGTCCACCTCTGTGACACGAACCGCGACAGACCGAAAGTAGAGAATCAGGCCGGGTTTGACTTCCATGCTTAACCACGTGCGATCCGGTGCACGCTCCAAAACGATAGATGCCAAAGCTATTCCCCACCTCGCAACCGACTAACGCGGTACTCGGTAACCCGCTCCACGGTCAGTGTATGGATTACTTCCGGTTCGGATTCGTCGCGGACTTGGATCACATCACCATCGTCCGCAAAGATGTAAGCGTATTCGATTGCTGCCTTTTGAAATGTCACAGCACCAAAACCAATCCACGTTCCGGAATCTGGTTTTCTCGCCTGCCTGTTCATCGTGCCTTGCCCGCTCATCGGTTACCTCATCACTTTCTTCTGTCTTGACTGCTTCCACTCAACAAGAACCTTTTTTCGCTTTGCTTCGTGCAATCGATTGATTGCCATCGCAAGTTTACGAAGCCGGTTCGATAAATCATTGACACACGAATTGCAGCACTCGTGCCCGCCGTAGTCTTTCGTAAGCGTTTCCGTCTCTCGCGTTTTGCGTCCGCAGTTGTCGCAGATTCTCATTTATCAACCTCTCGATAAACCTTATCGCCAACTACGATTGTGTGTTCATCGAGTCGGTATGTTTTGCCGCTGTGTCGAATCTCAACTTTAGGTGAGCTAAACCCGACGTATAAGACAGCGGCCCACAACACCAGTATCGGCGATAAGAACAGGGATATCGCAAACAGTGGCGTTGACCACTTCAAAACCTCCCAGGCGTACGTTATGTGCCTGTTCATCGTGCCTCTACTCCTTGCTACTCCACCGCCTCAACGCGGACTTCGCTATCAACCAAGCCAGCAAACACCATTGCTTTCTCAACGGTGCAGGACAGGTTTGCAGCCTGCATTGCCGCATCATGGTCATTGATTTGCACTGCCGTTTTACACATCCAATTCAAAACCCGAAGCAACTTGCCGACTGGCACTTCGCTGTATATCAGTTCGGCTTGCTTCGTTTCTTCGCGGGTCATCACCCCCCCTTCGCTTTCTTGATCGCTGCTTTCACCTGTTCAAATACAACCTGATCGCTCCAAGGTCGCGGCTGTCCTTCAAGCATCCACAACTTGAATAGCTCACACGCCGCCAGCAACTCCGGGACGGCTGCGATGAGCTTGGCGTGAGTTTGTTCGCAGACGCAAACCATTTTGTCGCCGTTGCGAACATGCAGCAGGCCTGGGTTCATTCCGGGTTCAATCGTCCACGGCCCTTCGCTATGCCCGCTCATTCGCTCCGCTCCTGTTCTGCCGCATTCAACTGATGCA